CTGCACCTTGTTGAAGACCCATAAGTTCTTGACCTTCGCCATAATTGCCACCAGCCATGTATCTTGCTGGTTGTCTAGAAACATTTAAATCAGTTCTTTTAGAATTACTTCCAGGACCTGATACTTGTTCTCTAATTGCCATTAATCTTCGTCCTCATCAAATTCTTTGTCATCTAGTTGAATGTGTGCTGCGTCTAGCATTCCTTTAAGTTTCCAACTTGGAGACTTATTGTCATCTAGTACGTGTAAAAAATATTTTCCTTCAGAATTAATCATTTCGATAACGGTTATAGCCCCTGTTATCATTCCACCTAAAGGATGTAAATCTTGAACAAAGCCATTTAAACCATCCTGAACCATTTTTACGTAATCAGGTTGTACACGCTTTGTCATATTATCCCGCTAACTGTCCCATGATTGATGCTAAATCTGGAGGAGTGGCTCCAGCAGGACTACCAGAGGGAGCGCCTGAAGGGGACGGTTGCGCTGCAGCCTGCTGTGGAGGAAGGGTAGCCTCTGCTGGAGTAGGTGTTTCTGGTTCAAATGCTTGTTTAACAGCATCTTCAATTGCAATACCATTACGACGTTTGTCAATAATGTCAGCAAATTTTCCTAGAATAGTAGAAACATCTTGACCAGTTGCAATCATTTCAGGGATTGCACCAGCAGCAGCGTTAACTGCGCGATTCAAATTTTCACGCATCTTTTGAATATCAATGCGTTCTTGTTCTTTACTTACATTAACAGACCATGGTAGTTCACTCATTACAAATTCTTTAGAAACAAGGTCTCCACCTAATGCTTGTAAAGAAAAGATAAGTGCACGACTTGGGTCAAGTCCTGCCATTAAACCGTAGCGAACTTCTACAGTGTAATCGCCTTTAATATCTTTAGTTGGATTGTATTTAAGTTCATAAGGTGAACCATCATTGTATCCGCGAACATTCTTTTCAAATGGAAAAATCTTTTCATCTACACGTAAACATAGACTTAAAATATCTTCAAATGTTTGAGCAAATATTTGTTGGCTTGCTTTAATTTGTGAATCAAAAGCACCAAGTAACGCTTGGACGCCTTGTCCAGTAATGATGCTGGCATCAATGTTACCAGTTCTACCTTCTGGATATCTGGCGCCCAAACGCATTTCCTGTTGCAACACTGCTTGTTCAGTAAATGCTGCGTTTGGTAATTCTAAACCGACTCTTCTAATTAGTTGAGGGTTTTGACTTCTCAAAACTGCGTCGGGACCAAATGCTAATTCTTGAACATCGTTAGGCAATGCCAACGGAGCCTGAACAGATTTCTCTGCTGCTTCTAAAGCAAGAAGGGAGAAACGTGCACGTGCAAGTTGAACCCAAACCACATCATCAAATTGCCCGCGTGGTTCTTCATCAATACTTGAACGACGTGCAACGCGCACCATAATCTCACCAATTGGATTAGGTGTTTGTTTTAAAACAAGGTTTTGTCTTTCAGGAAGATACAAAAGAATTTGGTCATCATCTTCGTAACGAATCATTTCAAGTAATGAATACATATCAGTCATATCACGACCATTTGGTCCAATGATTTGATTTTCGTATTCAGGGAACTCTGCAACTAACTCTGCAATAGTTTTAACATATCTGCGAGCATAAGAAGTTAAACGACCAAAACGGTCAAACTCTGGGTAAGCACCCAGAGGGTTATCGACACGGATGCGGGGCTGATTATCTTTAACATCTAATTCTACGACGATTGGCAAAAAGCCATATGTAAGAAACCAATCAGCCCCTGTATACATCTGTGTCTGCAGACGTGAAGATTGAACATAAAAGTTCGTAATCATGCTGCGTTTATCTGCCTGTGCTTTAGCACGGTCAGAATTTATGTTAACTGTGGCACAGTTAAAACTTGGAAGGGGAGCAAGCACTTCTGCTAAATCGCGTGCAGCAACATCAATGAAATTAGCAATCATTGGTTGAGACATACCTTCAGGGAAAAAGTCAGGATAAACGTTAGAGATTTCACCACGACGTACAGACAAAACATTTGCCATACGTGTATCGCGGTCAACGCTGCGACGCTTTAACGCCTCAACTTTATCTGCTATCTGTTGCACACCAAGTGCCATTCAAACTCCTATAAATATTGTTCACTATGCTGCGCCGCAGCAAGTTCATCTAAATTCACAACACCACGTTGAGAAATGTTTTTCTTAGTTGCATAACGATTATACGAATGATTCTGCATATAACCTGATTGTTGAATTAATTCTTTAAAACGAATCTCGGCAAACCATAAAGCCATAACGCAATCAGTCTTTTGAGTTCTTTTAGCGTTAGGGTCCCAAGTAATTAACTGCTCAACAAGAGCCTTAACATGCTCATTGCCTTCAGTACTTGGAAGTTTAAGAAGATTATCTTTTTGAAACTTACCATCACGTTCAGTACCAAACAAAGGTGCCATAGACGCAACACCAAAAGACTCATCCCACTTATTCTTACCAGTAAAATGAGGTCTCAACTGAACACCACGAGAACCAAGCCACTGGTTAAGTTCAGTATCTAAAGCATAAGATTTTTGATGAGCGTTAATTTCTATACGCAACTCATTAGGCTGATACTTAACAGTCCAGTCCTCAAACAGACTTCGAATTTTTTGAGGATTAGGGTCCACCATATTACACACATCAAGCACCCAACGCTCATGAGTATTCCTATCAAAAGCAATACACACAGCAGCAGTGTTACCAGTCATAGCAGGGTCAACACCTATAACGGTGTAATAGTTACCACGCTCATACGGATGACCAGGGGCACCAAACTTTAAAGTACCAACCTTACGTCTACCATCAATAGAACCCTGAACAAGAACAGGACGAAAAATAGAATCTTCCTGAATATCTTGTTGCTGATAAACCAAAGCCCAAGTACTAGGAGTCACCTCACCGCGACGACGATACAGGGCTGGACCATCCCACTTAGAAAATAAACCATTCTCATCAGGCTGCTTAGTACCAGACTTCTGGTCAGACTTAGGCCACAAAGTAACCCAATCCTTTGGGTCCTCAGCAAACTCTAAAACTGCTGGCATAGCAAAATAAGTAAACGGAGACCTACCATTAGACCAATGCTTAGGATTACGAATCTCACGATAAAGGTCATTAGCAGCAAAACGTGTACCCAGAACAAGAAGCACACCCTCGTCATCTAAACGAGTAATAACTTCTTTTTGAATCCACTCAAGTTGCTTAGCCCACTCATGGGCGTTAGCACCAGTGACACAGTCATCAAGAATTATCAAGTTAGCGCGGGCGCCATACACTTGCCCACCAATACCAAGGGCTTGAACCGTAGGGTCCTTCTCAGTAGAATTACGAGAAAGCGTAATCGCATTGGCTTTCCAAGAATCAGCATCCTCACGCCACCCACCAGGAGGAGCATAAGTAGCCTGCAACTTAGCCCACATAGGATGAGTCAAACGTTGCTTAATAGAATAAACAAACTCTTGAGCCTTAGTCAAAGTCTTAGAAATAACAATAATGCGAGTATCATCAGGATTCATACAAATCTTATAAGTCGCATAATTCACAGTAATCGTAGTCGACTTAGCATGCTCAGGGGGCACATTAATCAACAAACGAGTCTTATCATCAGAAGGCTCATACGTCATAGACGGATGCAACCAACCAGGAGGACGTCCCTCTAAAACATCAACCCAATTTTGTTGATGAGCAAACACACTACTGTGTAAAAAATTTTTAGAAAAATCAGCAAAATCCAGGGTTAACTTATCACCCTGCAAATCCCTAGTAGCACCCTCTTGCCTGGCATCCTCTAACGCAGAGGCAAACTTAGCATCCCTAGACAACCACTGGCGCAGGGTGCCCTCTTGGCGCCCCACAAGCCCCATAGCCTGCTTAACACTAATGCCATCTTTCACAAAAGAAAGCACCTTGTCCTTAGCCTCAGCAGTATCCTTAATCAAAGGATGCTGGGCACCAGACTGAAACTTAGCCATAAAATAGACGCCCCCGCATTAAATAAACGCTAACCATGTAACAACCTAATATACGCTACTGTAACAAATAAAACACTATACGGACGAACCCCTTTAGGGGGTTCGTACAGGTAAACCAGGTTCGGGGTCTAAAAGACCCCTCACTATATACTAATCCGTCCAAAATACAAAAACGGACAACAGTTTACCAAAAAGTTATAAAACGTTATTA